CCTGAGGAATATGCCGTAATTCAAGCAGCTGAATTAGATCTTGAAAAAGAAGGTGCACCACACACCGCTGAAGAAGTTAAACAACTTCTTACTGATTTCCCGATCTACTTAGGTGCTACAAACCCCGATGGATCTTATAGATTTCCATCAGTTGAGCAGTTCCAAGAACAGCTTGAAAAAATGGGTATTGACTTTCTATCAGGAGAGCCAACTCAACCACAATTAAGTTCTGGTAAACCAGCAACTGACCCGGTTGAGATTCCAACAACAAAATCTGAAGCAGTTGCTGCAGAAATTGTTGAAGAAGCTCCAGTTGAAGTTGTTGAGGAAACTCCAGCAACTCCCGAACAACCTGAAAAGAAAGCTGATGATGATGAGGATTTTCCTGAATGGTAAAAAAGGCAAAATCATCTGAGCCTATAGATAATATAACTGCTGCCCTTGATGTCTTGGGCGGCAGTGGTATTGTAGCTTCAGAGACAAGAAATCTTGATGTAATTCCAACTGATATTAAAGGATTGAACGATTCTGTATTAGGATGTGGTGGATTACCAAGAGGAAGAATAATTGAAATGTACGCCAAGCCTTCAGTAGGTAAATCTACTTTAGCTTATTGGTTTGCTGGACAAGTTCAAAAGCAAGGCGGGGTAGCTGCTCTCTTTGATGGAGAGGGTGCTTACTTACCAACTTATGGGGCCGCTTGTGGTATTGATAATGATAAACTTATTTTACCCGAATTTAATTTGGGTGAAGATGCTTTATATAAATTAAAACTATTATTAGCTTCTGATACTTGTGATATTATTATTGTTGACTCTATGCCCGCATTACAACCAGGTGGGATGAGTGAACAAACCGAAGCAGTTTCATTGAAGATGAACCAAAGGCTTGAAAGAGCAAAAATGTTTACTATCTTTTTTAATGATTTAATGGGTGGCTTTAAAGTCAAATCACCAATCAAAGGGAAGGGCTTTGTTAAAGACAAGGACGGAAATGAAGTTCATAAAGTCTATAACAAAAAAGCCACCGTTATTTTCATCAATCATGCTAAGGATAAAATCGGGGTTATGTTTGGTGAAAGAACATACACACCGGGTGGTGATGCAATTAACTTTGCTTCATCAATTAGACTTGGTATGAGTTACATGAAAAAATCAAGACAGAAAGATGAAAATGGACAACCATTATTTAAACAGGTTAGAGTTAAAGCTCCAAAGAATAAGCTTGCTCCACCTCTTTGTGAATATGATCTAAAATTATGGAGAGATGGTAGAATTGAACCATTAGAGGAAGAAATGACTTATGGTGAAGAAGCTGACATATTTGAAGAAATTGATAAAGCTACTGGAGAATAATGGAACCACAACTAAAGAAAGATATTATTAATATAATGTTTAATCAATATGATTTGGATGCTCAACAAAAAGAGTCCATCCAAAAAATAATTGATGGTTGTGTTGAATTGGCTGCTTATCAAAACGGTGATATTGCTGAGGATAACCTTGACACTATTGCTGGTTTGATAAGAGGCCATATTATTAATCTTTTAAACATATTAGGTATAAAGAAAGATGGCAAAAGAAGAATTGAAACAGCTGAGAGCTGATAAACCCGTAGGGGATTACCCTTGGTGGGAAGGTAAAGTAAAAGAAGATGTAAAACTTCATATCTCTTTGCCTAGTTATGATGGAAAGTTAAATCTAAATCAAGATAGTGCTTTAAAATATGCTTTACAAAATTCAATATTAAAAGACAAACTCAAAGTTGAATTTAATTTCTTATCAAATGATAGTTTGGTTTGTAGGGCTAGGGATAAGTTAGCTTCATCATTTTTAGCTAGTGATTGTGAATGGCAATTACAAATTGATAGTGATATAATCTTTCCTTATGGCATTGGCCAAGACTTGGCTCAATACTATGCAAACTGGATGGATACTGATACTTTTAATTTATTTTTAAATGAAGGTGTATTTAGGCTTGCTTTGAATATGAACGCTATTGATGAAATACTTAGAAGTGGTATTGAAGATGGTAAAAAAGTTGTTGGCGGTTATTACTTTTGGCGAGGTGGTAACAAAAATTTTAATGAGGCTGGTTCTTTATTTGACCCTCTCAACGAAGAAAAATGGGAAATAGAATATAAACTACGCCCGGATAATTATATTGAAACTGACAGGCTTGCTACGGGTTTTCTATTGACTCACCGTTCTGTTTATGAAGCAATGGATAAAAAGTTTCCAGAGCTAGCATATACATTACCAGCAGTAGTACCCGATAAAGAAACTATGGCTTATTATACCCCGTTGGTTACTAAAGAAACTTATCAAGATAAAGAAGTTAAATTTTATCGCTCTGAGGATTATGCATTTGGTTGGAGAGCTAAGCAATGTGGGTTTGACCCCTGTTTAAATATGAACTTGTTATTAGGGCATGAGGGTAATACTATCTATTCATGGTTTGATAGACCAGTTCTACAAAAGCTACTTTTGTCAAATTTTGATAACCCAAGGCATTTTATAGAAAAGAGGGAAAATGAATAAAACATTTATAGAGATTGGGTCTTGTGATTTTGATACTAATCTATCACTTATAGACAAGGGGGGTTGGGAAGGCATTATGTGTGAGCCCGCACCTCAATATTTTAATAATCTAAGTGATCAGGCTAAAGACGTAAAAAATAGAGAAAACTTATTTCTGGAAAATATTGCTATAAGCGATTACGATGGAAAAATAAGTTTTGGATGTGTTAAAGATATGGGTGAACCTGGGACTAAAAATGGTTGGATTCGAGGTATATCATCGGTACTTGCTGATAACCACAAAGGTGAAAGAATGTTTGATTTAGACAAGAATAAACCACTTCTTGAAAAAGTCATAGACGTAGAATGCATGACTCTTGATAGTCTTATTGCCAAGTATAAATATAAATATATTACTTATTTGAAAGTTGATACAGAAGGCCATGAGTTAAATATACTTGAAAGTTATTCATGGAATATTAAACCCCTTATGATAAAAGTAGAACACTCTCATATAAATGATATATATACTAAAGAGTTTTTAGAGAGTAAAGGATATCTTGTTTATACTGAGGCTACAAACTTATATGGGATTTTATGATTAAATGGGAGGATCATAATGAATAGGATTGTGAACATAGCGGGGATGATGCTAAGTATACTAACCGCTCAAAGTAACATTGCTACCAGTACTGATGGTGATGTTTATTTAATATGGGATACAGGGCAAACAATAATGTTTGAATCTGTAACTAATGGTAATACAATAGAAATACAAACAGAGGAAATAGATGAGCTTACGAGCAGTAATAACTACGGATATACATTTGAGAACAACGGACAAGTATGGGAAGATCCTACCAAACGGGAGGAGCTCAAGACTACAGGATTGTCTGGATCACTTGACCAAGAGTGTAAACTATGCAATAGAACACAACGCGACTCATTGGATATGTCTGGGCGACGTATTCGACAAGATTAATCCAGCTGAAAGCTTAAGAAATGCTTTTGTTGAAGTATTAGCACCCCTTGTCCAACACAAGATCCCAATAATTGTATTAATAGGTAACCACGATACAGACGCTAAAGTATATAGCTTGATGACCGAGTCTTCAATCTTTAATATGCTGGACAGCAACGCCATAACCGTCTTAAGTGAGCCTTGTGAAATGCAATTAGAAGGTGTTGACACGGTTATGATCCCCTGGACAACTGATGAGGTTGTTGCGGAATGGTTAACTAAAACCAAAAACAAAATTGTTTTTGGACATTGGGGTGTTGATGGAGCTCTTGTATCAGGTACTGAATTTGTATTAAGTCTAGGGGTAAATCCAAAATTATTTAATCACCACCGCTATACTTACTTAGGGCACTATCATAAGCCTCAATCCACTAAAAAATGGATGTATATTGGTAGTTTACATAAAGTTGATTTTGGTGAACGCAATGACAAGAAAGGTTTCTTATGGCTAGAAGCTACTAATGAAAAGATTGAACATAAATTTATTGATGTAAACGATAGACCATTCTTTCAGCACACTATTAATGAATCTGATGACCCCGACTTTGCTCAATTATATAAATGGGAATCATTAAAGGATTATGTAGTTAAATTAATATTTGTGGGCGAAGAAGACTGGTATTTACGATTTAATATGGGCGAAGTCAGGAGCAGAATACTAAAGTCGCTTGAAGCTCATAAGTTATTTTTTGAACATAGAAGTTTAAATGAGTCACGTATTAGAGTACCAGAGATTGATTCTACAACTTCATGGCAAGACGGTATTGATGTTTATTGTAAAAAACAAAAACGACCTGATATGGTTGACTTAGGGGTAGATATTTTGAAAGAAGTGTTATGAGAATAAAAGATTTAAATATAACAAACTTTGGTGTATTCGGTGAAGACGTTACTATTGATTTTGACCGTTATGATCCAAATGATAAGATATTAATTATAGGAGAAAACAATGATGCAGCAGGTGCAGATAGTAATGGGGCGGGCAAAAGTACTTTTCTTAACGCTATTAGTTGGGCTATCTTCGGCCGCACTCCTAGCAGTGTTGATAGTGACGACGTTATTCGTAGGGGCACTACTAGGGTTAGGGTTTGTTTACGACTCTTTGATGAAGAAAATAGAGAAATACAAATAGTCAGAGAAAGGCAGTTAAAAGGAAAGCACAAGCTTCAATGGTTTATTGAAGGAGAAAGTCAAACTCAACGGACTATGAAACAAACTCAGCATACTTTATTAAACTACTTTGGTATACTGGAAAATAACACAGAGTATTTCTCTGATTTTTTAAATACTACATACTTTAGTGTTGATGCCGTAAAAGCTTTTGCAGGTAAAAAATCAACTTCAAAAGATAGAATGGATTTAATATCTCGATTTTTGAATTTAGAAGTATTAGAAAAGGCTACTTCAAAATCTAAAATTTATGCCAATCGTTTAAAGAGTGACTTAAAAGTTGTTCAAGGTAAAATTGAGTTTCTAAGAAACAAACTAAATGAAGGTTTTAATAAAGAACAAATAGAATCTGATATTCAAGAATATGAAGTAAGCAAAAAACAATTGCGAGCGGATATTAAGCAATTAAAAATTCAACACGAGGCTGCTACTAATTATGAAGACATTAAAACTCAAATAGCTGACGTTGATGGCCACATTGAGCATTATAATAACGAATTAAATACTATTGTAGAAATATACACAAAACAAATTGAAGGTCTACAAAATAAGCTGTCTAATTCAAGCGCTATCAAAGAAAAGATAGAAAAGCTACAAGAACAATCAATGGCAAAAGCTGACGCTCTTAAAGACAAAGATTTAGACAAATTTATAGAATGGCTAGAAAAAGGTAAGATAAAGAAGAATAATTTATTATTACAGTTACAATCTTTGGATTCTCAACTACAAGAACCTCAATATTGCCCTGACTGTAATACGGAGTTAATGGTTGAAGAAGGAAAAATAAAATCATACGATAGTAAAGGTATTAAAACTCAACAAAGTAAATTAACGGTTGAATTAGATAATATTAATATTTTATTAGAAAAGAAACAACATGAGTACAATGAGTTAAAAAAACACCAAGATATTATTTTACAAACACAAAACGATATAAAATATAATTACCAATTATTGGAAGGTGTTCAAGATATACCAAACCAGGTAAAAGAGTTAGAATCTAATATTGAAGCAAAGAAAAAAGCTACTTCAGTAGAAGTAAAAGAATTATCAAAAAAGAAACTTGGTTTAGAACTTAAAATACGTACTTTTAATATTGATGAAGACTTAAGTACATTTGACCTTGAACGCGGTATAGAAACTGCTAATAAACAGTTATCTAATATTACAGATGAAGTGGCTAGATTAAAAGCTCAACTAGACAGTAGAGCTCAAGACCAATCCCAACTAGATAAAATGATTGAAGAAGAGAACGGGGCCTTAGAAAATATTGCTAATTATACTTACTGGATTGATGGCTTCCCTGCTATCCGTAGATGGATGATTGAAGCTTTCTTACCTACTTTTGAACAACAAACCAATGGATATTTAAATAAAATGGAAGTTGGCATGAGAACACGCTTTGATACCTTAACCGAAAAGAAATCAGGTAAAGGTCAATTTAAAGAAGCTTTTGATTTATCAATTATTGATGAAAACAATGAAAAACGTGATCTTGAAACTTATTCATCAGGAGAAACCAAAAGAATTGGAGTTTGTGTAGGGTTTGCATTAAGAGAATTGACTTTAACTAAAGGATATTCTAATTTCAATTTCCTAATGATGGACGAAGTTATCGACTCATTAGATGAAACAGGTATTGGGGAATTTTTCAATCTATTACAAAGTATTACGGGTATGAAATTATTGATTACGCATAATACAGATTTAAAAACCCGTTTCGCAAATACAATAACCATTAGAAAACAAGACGGCGTATCAACCGTCATACAATAAGGAGCTAACATGGCAACAAAAAATAAAAAGACCGTAACAGCTACTAAAATTACTCCCGTCCAGATGGATGGAACTTTAGATAAAGCTGATGAGCAAATAGATGTAAAAAAAGAAACAGGAACTCAGCAGGACTTTAACAAGCTTTGTTTAGATGTTTCAGAAGTACTAAGATCAGAAGCTGGAACTAAATTAAGTTGTAGAGTTAAAGTATTAGTAGAGGATTCATCAGCTGTAATATACCAAGGAATGATGAGTAATGTCTGGGGTAGATTGCGAGCAGATGGAAGACATGCAATTTATAGACATGCTTTAAAACAAGTTTTATTAGAAGATCCTCGAACTTCTCATCTTTGTGATTAAATTAGGGTGTCACTTTAATCTATAAAAACCAGGAGATACCCATGAACAAAGTACTATTAAAAATGATTGCAGATCACATGTTTAACGAAGAAACAAAAGATAAGATTATTACTAAACTTAATGAAAATGTTGACATTCCAATCATTGGCGAAGGAACTGAAGAAAAGATCTTAGAAGCTTTATATGAAACTATCGAAGCTGCTATGAAAGAAGTACTTTTCAAAGACGAAGAAGCCGCAGAATAATTCAAACATACCTCCTATTTGTTTGTAAAAAAGAGAAACCCCAGCCTTTCGGTTGGGGTTTCTTGGTGATACACGGTTAGGGAAGGGAGGTCGTGTATAAAATCTATTTCTCTTGAGTTTTTACACTCACGGTATCGGATTTAGTTACAGCAGGCGAGTTATTTGAAAACTGAATAGTAATAGTCTCTGCACTAGTTGTACTTACTGCAGGTTCATAGTTTAGTCTTACATAATAAGTACCCGTAAATGAGGAAGAATGGGTAATAGTCTGGCTTGTACCAGAGGTTGCAGTTACTTCAGAAGTTGTTGGATAACCTGTTGTACTAGCCTTTAATTTAACCGTACCTGTTAAACTTCCACCTATACCGCCCGGCTGGTTCCAAGTGATAGTTGTATTACCACTACCCGCTGTTAATGCAATAGTGAATATTTTTGTCCTAAAAGATTCATAGGTAATTGGATTTAAAATAGGAGTACTTGGGTGATAACTTGTTTCACTCCAACTAGTTGAAGGACTTGGTGCGCCTCCTCCGCCTCCTCCTGCTCCAGATGCTGTCCCGCTAGGACTAGTTGTAAAAGTATTTATAGCAAATCTTGGATGTGCCATTGGGATACCGGTAAAAAACATTTGTTGTCCACCACTTGTTCCAGCATATTGTGCATGATTCCAAAGATCATACCAAGTATCAGGATCATCTGGTTTAACAAGAGTTGGCCTTAATACAAATAAATCATTGATACGTCCTGTATAAGTAATACTATCCATACCAATTGTGTTTTCAGCCCAAGTACTGTTAGCACCATAAGCAATAAATTCACTATCAGCAGAAGTACCGCTTTTAGCTGAAGCTTCATAATTATACAATCCAAGTTCACCTGCATACATAAATGAGCTTCTGTAGCTTTGCTCATTCCATTCCTCTAATGTGGTTCCTGATAATCCATTATCAAAATCAGGTGATGGCATTGAAAAATTTATATTGATATGATGGTATCCCGTACGACAATCTTTTTTAACACAAGCGTTTTCAAAAGCTACACCTTGTAATGATGTGTACATTCCTACAAAGTGATGATAACCATTTTGGGCTGCAGCTACATGTAGTCGATATGCAACTGACATAAAAGCCCTGTCTCGGGTATCAAAAGCATTATAACCTACCTCAGGTGATCCTACTACTCCACCATAGTAATTATCGATTTGTGAACTACTGGGTGCAAAATCTGTCCAATGGGATACTCTCATTTATTCCTCAAAATATTTATCTAACATTTCCAGTAAACTGTCATATTTTTCTACTTCTTCTAATTCCTTTTCAATAGCATCCATAATATCTGGGTGCCCAGGAATAGCTGTAGGGTTTTCAAGTATTGCTTCAATATTAATTCTATGCTTTTCAACATGTGCTTCAAAGTGAAGTTTACTAGCTTGTAATAATTTACTTCTCATTTTTTGTTTCTCCTTGTTTTTTATTGCCTTGTTTAAACCAAAAGTCTATGACTTTACCAAACATGGCAATAAATCCGCCTAATAATATATTTAATAAATCTCTATGTTTTTCATCTAATTCTAGTGTAGGATGAAATAATAAATACAACACCCAACTAAATAAAGCAAACATTAATAAACTAATTATAAATTGCATCCAATCAGGTAATCCGTCTCCCTGGTTTACTACATCTGCTTGTTTAATATTTTTCATCTGTCCTAAGTTTAATAGAAGTAGTTAATGATTTTACATTATTTGTTAATTCTCTTATATAACCTGATACTGAAAAGCCTGATATTCCCGGAAACATAACTTCATCAATAATTTTAATCTTCCTCAGTGCATTACCTGCCGGTGTTGTAAATGTTAGTGTAGGGTCAAATGTTATAGTTAAGTCTATAGCATATTTAGGGTCTCCATATTCATTTAAATATTTTGAACCCCAATATTCAGACTTATCATGTCTAATAAATCTATTGTCTGGAAAATTCCAGGGACGTTGACCGTATCGGGCAATAGAGGTTGAATCTGCTACAGTATAAATAGATCCTGAATCTTTTTCAAGTCGGATACCTTGAAATTTTAAATTTATAATATCTCTGATATTAAATTTGTCAGCAGTACTATCACATTTCCATGACCATGTTCCTAATCCTTCGGGTAAATCTTGTTGTACTGATGTATAAGGTGGGGGTTGTATTGCCCCGTCGGCTGTTTGCATAATTAAAGTAGCAGGTGCCATAGCATAGTGTGCATTCAGTATATCTCCTACAGAAAATGACGGATAAGACCCATGTAAATAAATATATGCATTTTCTTCATCTATTGCTTTTACCCAAGCAGTTGGTGAATTACTACCAATTTCAGTTGCGGCATTTACTATAGATGTAGCATTAGAACTGTCTGCTTGGTCTGGTAAAGTTATTGATTGAATTTGTGAAGTAGGCAATGTAGTAACCAGATACGAATAATGCTTATAATTTTCCGGTGAATAAGCTGTAATCTTTGAACCTGCAAAAGGCCTAATGTTATTTACGGTTAATCGTGTAACAGGTGTCCAAGTATGTCCTGCACTCTCACAAGTACTTTGAGCATCGTAGTGTGAATAATTACCCTGATTACAAACCCCGTGTGCGGTATGTTCAGTAGTAACATCAGTAATTACTGATACACCCTCATCAGAATATCTAATACCATAATTAGTTATATTGGATCCACCCGTTGATGTTTTATCAGACCCCGTATGGGTAGTAACAATATTTATCGGTGTATTAGCTAATATCTCAAATCCCGGTGTATCTTCTAAAATTATTTTATTTTGAGCAGTATTAACACTTACAATAACCCTACCTACCTGTTCAAAAGTTGTAGGATTTGTAAATATAGCAATCTCTCCTTTTCTGATAACTCTATTTCCGCTCGCAAATAAAGTATTTACAAAACAACTTTCATCAGTATCAGACATATCTTTCATTAATACAACTTGTTTTGTTGGGGCATGTGTTCTCCATTTAAATAATGGGATTAACGGTCTGCTTCCTAAATTAGTAATCGAATCAACTGCATTGGCTGTTGAATCAGTTAAACTATCTTTGGTTAATCTACCCTGTTTTGTACAGATTAAATTTATAGATGCTTCTCTATGTGTATTAGGAGTTATTGTAAACTCTCCATTAAATAATTGATTATCGGTTAATACTTCTTCGCCTCCTACATGTGTTACTTCCCACTCAATATCTTTTACTTGAGGTCTAAAAGGCTGGATTGAAATAACATTCCTAATATCATTATCTATTGATTTCTTTAAATTTATAATATCACCTTCAAGGCCTTCAATTGTATGGGTAGTTGTTCGGGTATCACGATTAATTAAAAAGAATTGTTCTACATCAAAACCAAATACCATATTGTTTGCTGTAGCTAATTTTGATATAGCATCAAACCCCTTCAATCCTGTAAAATCAGCTAGTTCTACCCTTGGGTCTACCAGTCTATCATCAACCTTGAAGAAGTGTTTTATAGAAGCAAAAGCAAATTTATTTTTAGCTATTTGAGAAGTTTGATACCAGCCCCTATAGTCATCAAAAGCTGTAAATACTCCTTCTCTTTCATTCTCAGACCCTTTATCAATTAATCCTGTTACTGCTTGACCATGAGCAATCATACCTTCATTACTATATAATTTTTTAGTATTGGCAACAGTTAAGTCATCAATAAAGTTACCTGCGTTAAATGTACCTGCTGAAGGAGAATATAAATAATTAACTTTAAGTCCTATACCTATTTGGTCACGTACTGTAGCAGGTGAAGGCGAAGCTTTTTGTAATCTAAAATATGCAATCCCTTTATTACTACCTATTGATAGTACGCTTGCCCCAAATTTTCCTGCTGTGTTAGTAAACCCTGTAAAACCTACTGCATCATAGCTTGCCCCATTTTGAATATCATGGTCTAAAACTTTTAAAGCATTATTGGTCCCTGCCCATACAAATACTTCATGACAAGGTTCATAAACCCCCGTATCTCCATATTCTGCTAATATTGAATCTCTTTTAAAACAAGTCCCGAATACCCCATTGGTACCATTTGTATTAGTACTTAAATCACTACTGTAATGTAAATCTAAAAACTTACGTGTTTTATTAGCAGCATCAGCCCCGCTGTTTGAGGCATAATAATTAGCAAATCTTCCACTGTCAGCACTGCCATCCATATCACTATTATAAACTGATGCATCACTTGATGAATCATAAATTTTTGTTGTACTAACTGACCCAGCTGAAAAAGCCCCTGTACCTAAATCAACTCTATGAATATAACTACGGTTTAAAATATCATCTTCATTAGATCCGGTATATAAAGCACTGTGAGTTCTGCTTTCGTGTGTAGCAATATAAATATTACCGCCTTCTCCGCTACAAGCAGCAGTACCATAAATTGGAACTACGGTATAACTATGAGGTGTTACTGCTGATACACTTCGTGTAACTGGTGCAACATTTGTTGCTGTAATATCGGCAGGTGAAGTATCTCTAGTATCAGCACATTTGATAAAGCTCCACTTTAAATTAAAGTGGCCAGCTTGGCCTGATGTTGCATCTGGATCCCAACGAAATCTTGAACCGTCTCCTGGTGCTGTACCATCGAATTGTTGAAATACAATAACGCCTTTACCTGAATCGGCTTCTTGATTAAATACAAAACAACCTTTTTGCCCATTAGTATACCTTACTGCACCATATATTTCTTCTTCATCCCCCTCTCTAAATGCCCTTTCCCCTAATCCTTGAACTATAACTGAGCCATAACCGAATCCTTGATTACTTATTTGAGCATCTCCATCACTAGCATTTAATCCTTGAATCCCAGCAATTGGTGATATACCACTACCAAATCCTTCTTGTCCCGTAGATTGATGAGGGCCTATATCAGCTATGTAAGCTTCATTAGCATAGAAAGCATCATTAAACCCATATTGATTATTGAATTGAGAAGTAGTACTAGCCCAGGGATCAGTATTAACTGAATTAGAATCAATATTTCTTGAACCTACTTGATTTCTTTTTGAAACATCTGGTTGTATACCGTCTTCTAAATCATTAGGACCATACATCGGGTGCATACCATCACTTCCGATTTGTGATAAGTTACGTCTATCTTGTGCAATACCATTAAACTCCATTACCATTTCTTCATTTCTTTGACCTGTCCAAGAGAGTATAGGGTTACCCCAGCCTATATATTGCGGATGTGAAGCTGCAGAGTCATTTTTCCAAGGCGAAGGCTGTAAGTCTTCAATATCAGTAAAGCTTGTATCGGTCAAACCTTCACCGGATGCCTGAAAAACCTGGGCGTTTAATTTTGTAGTAGTACCTGTATAATTATCTTCAATATCATCTCTATGATTAGTATCTATCTGGGCCGAGGTTACTGTACCTGTTGTTACTGAATCATCAAACATATTATAAAACCATTGATGAGGTCCAACGTGATTAGCAAAAAGTCGGTCAGTAGCTATATCAGGTTCTCCCTGTCCGTCATTAAATCCTGCAGACTCACCTTTGAATTGGTGGGTAGGTCTACGAATACTAGTTGCTCCTATAATTTTTGAATAATGGGTTATAGGAATATTTTCAGCAGCCATTCGGGAAAGGTTATGCCAGTTATCCCAATGATGAGCAATTGCTAAACTAAGATTAGTCATAACCAAATCACTACCATGATTTTCAGCAGTTACATATACACTTAACTTATCAGCACTGCGCCATCCTGGGATTGCATTTGTATCTAATGCAGCAAAATAATAATCTCCATTTCCATGATCTGTTGAAGTATAGCCGTCAGTATTTGACATACCTAATGGCCCATAAACTTGTGAATGTAGTTGAGGTGAAGATGCGTCTGAATTAGTAATTTGAATTTTAAAATTAGTACCTGTTATTCTTAATTTATAAACTGTCATATTATTAACAGGTGAGGATAAAACAAATTTGAAGCCGTCATTGTCATCATCAGTACCTACAGTTAATACTCCACTACTTAAACTAAAGTTTGGTGTTCCTATCGTTGTCCATCCTGTTGGAGCTGTACTACCTGAAGCCCCTGTCCATGCTGTAACTCCCGTTGCGGATGTTGTAGGAACCAATTCTGTTGTTGCTCCAAAGATATCATTTGTTGGTCTTTGTGTATCATCGTATCCTGAAACTTGAGGGTGCATCCAATGTGTTGCTCTTCTTGATTCGTGGCTATTACTAAAACCTTGTTGACCCGCTGGTCCAAAAGGCATATTAATATATCTATATGATGTAAAGTTACCTACTCCTGCTCTACCATAGGTTAGTTTGTGTGTTTCTAATTCCCCAGTTTTAACAGTAGCATTATTTTTTTGTGTACTAGTATATCTTGATGCCCCTGCTTTACTTGAGTGGTCAAAAGGATACATCATTCTAAAATCCCATTTTCCTGGCCAATAATTTGTTATATCAGTAGAATGAGTATCATCATTTAAAAATGCACTTTCCCTATCATCGTTAGTAGGACTCCACTCAAATATTGTAGCAGGTGGACAAATCCAGTTTAACTTATTGGCTTTATTTTCAACATCAGATTGAACATCCCCATAGTCCTTCCATATAATCCCATATATCTTTTCGTCAAAAGTATTATAAAATAATTCGTGGATAGGAGCTTTTGCAAAAATATCTTCACCTGATGTGGTTGCTAGGTATGTCCATAGATCTTCATCAATGTCATATTGCCACAATTCTGGTCTTCTATCTTGATTAGTAGCACTTAAACCTGCGGTAGAGCTATTTGTATTTACTCCACCACATGCTACATATATTATGCTCCTATCCTCATTTGTTGTTAATGCAGTCATCGGGGTTGCTGGTACTCCATTTGGCTGTGGTGTAAAACTACTACCATCAAAGCCTGGATAAGTATCTAAACTCCAATAACCTAATTTGTTATCGATTGTTTTAATCGTTAATAATTCAGATGAAACTCTTTTCTCATCTGATAAATTTTGTTGCTTATCTTTAAATACTTCAAGTAATATAGTATTTAATAAAAAACTTAATTTTCGGTTTTCATGGAACTGGTCACCGTCTTTTATTTTTTCAGCATTTAAATCTGATAATGCTTTATCAAGTGAAGAAACTGTAATACTAGCAATAGCACTTTTTCTTTCTGTTGTTATTTCTTGAATAATCCCCGCACTGATGTCGTAACTTTCTGTTTTACCATCAGTATAAGTAACTTCTAATCCTACAATAAGTATATGGTTTTGCCAACTAGTATTAGACCCGCCTTTTGTAGGTGAGAATATAGCTTTGTGTCCAGTTTCTGTAGTAAAGGTCTTATCTACAAAACGGTCAAAGATTCTATCATTATCTCTATTACTTCTTTTAATATTTACTGCCATTAATTTTTAACCTTTATACTTGATAAGTTAACAGTAAAGGTACCTTTTTGAGTTTCCATTTTTTGAACCAAAGATCCAATCTCTTGTAATACATTTGGCCCTTTTACTTCAAAGCGGTCTGAAAAGTCAACTTTTGCTGGACCCCTTGGGACATCAAATCTCATACCAGTTAAAGCAGTTAATCGGGTAGATGTTGCTCCTGAAGCATCATTTGATAATTGAGCCATATAAATCTTTCCTGTAAAATGTTGGTCAAAGGTTGGAGCCCCTGAAGACTGGTCTGCAGTAAAGTCAGTATTGGATTCTGCAATTCTACAACCAATAAATCCATTAGTATTACAATCAACCGCGTTGGGTTCCATTGTCCCACTAGCTGTACCTGAATATTTAACACCGTCAATATAAATTCCTGTAGAACCACCTGATCCAAATGTTTCTTCTCTATCAAATACCAAACTAATATGATGTAATCCACCTGCACTAGATATACCATCAGGATATAAAGCACTTCCAGCAGTTGTACTGGTATAGGTAGCAGAACCTGTTTCTGCAGTATTTAAATAATTTAATTTTACTTGTGGTGATCCACCACTGTTTTCGACATTAAAACTTAATACTCTATCAAAATTATTAGAATCTGCTTCGTTATGAAAGCATAATAAAGTTTGTACTTCGCCTGATGTAGGAATAGCTCTAAAAAAAGCCCACATGTCAAAATGTAATTTCCCATTGAAATTTCCACCCGATCCTAAATTTGTGCCACCAATAGGATTTGATTTTACAAAGTTTTTAAAATTTGAGGCTTCTACTATTTGTGCCCCGTCCCCAATCATACAAAACTGTTTACGTTTAGCAACACTAGGCTGATCATTATTTTCTAATGTAAATTGAACAAAAGTACCCACAGCATCTTTACCCCTTGACATATCACGTATAGCTAAATTATTAGCATTACGGTGACGTTGATTAAATACTGTGTTGCCTTCTAATTCATTGAATTTCCAATGCCCTACATTAGCATAACCTGTAGCTGTTGAATTGGCTAAATCTCCACTACCCGAATTGGCAGACCATAAACTATTATAGTCTTCTCCTGTAGTATAAGTAGTCCCGTCGTCTTTGATGTAAAGCTTTGGGGTTACTCCTGTAATTTTTGATGCGCTTCCCTTTTTAACTGACATTCCCTAATCCGTTTCAGTAAATTTATAGCTTATTGAAAACCTGGTTAGATCCCAAAAGCTTTTTCTAACATTTGTTATTTCCATCTCTCCTACTAAACAATGTGGTACTTGTGGCAAGTGAGGGTGTAATGTTAATTTATGCCCTAAATCTTGCCATCTCAATAAATCTTGTAATTTATCATATTCTGTTTGTGGTAAATATAAGAACTCACAACTAATTTCATGTAGGAACCGTTGGTTACTTCCCGTAATATCCATTGTTCTTCTTGAACCATCAGATAAAGTTACCTTGGTAGGTTTACTAGCTTGAAACCTATTAACCTGTAATGTTCCTTGTTCGGGGCTTTGGTCAATAATACAATAGCCTTGCCCTGAAGCATTTGAAATATCACCTTCATGTTCAAGCCACATATTATCAATAAACATCATTTGTTCAACTCCCGAATATCTACTAGAGGAATTACCAGTAGTATTTTTACTTACTTGAACAACCCCCATAGCTTGGTAATTGACCCCATTACTTAAATCAATATTAGCAGATTCAACATTACCACTAACCATTTTAGTTGTATAAGTATTAATAGCTTTTTTATTAGCATCGGTACCGTCTAATAGTTTATCTGTTGACATATAAAAATCTGTATAAGTATTTGTATCCCCAGAAGCAATCCCTGGACTCCATTGAAAAAAGGCATAAGAATAAGAAGGTGCTTCTATTGAAGAATTGTTAGTCATATTACCTCTATAAGTAATACCCATTCTATAATTTGTACCTGAAGTTAATTTAGAATATCTACCGTCATTGTCATTTTGAATGCTGCGTGTTAGAGGTTGATAAAATATACCAGTACTTACATAATGACCACTATCAAGAGTTGATAACCCATTTTGAGAAGTAAGTAAAGCTTGAGCGGTATCTTTAAATTCCCCACCTGGGTGGTCAAATCCTGTAAGTAAAGCCATCTCAGTTTCATCAGCAGCAATAACATCTCTTGAAGTGTTATTAATACTAAACTGTGCTAAATAAGAATTTGAATCATTGTGTTTATAAGTATATCTAAATACGCCAGTAGTATCACTTCCATTAGCAGCATCATTATAATAATCAATTTCTGATTCTGTAGCGGAATTTGCTAGAAGACTTGTTCTAAAAGGCATTAACCCGTATTTACTAAATTCTCTTGAGTGACCCTTAGCATTTGCATGTAATGGCCCTGTACTATAGCCTTGAACTATATTATTAACAGTATCGGTATGAGCAACAGGTAAGTCAATTTTAATCCCTACAATACCTTGCCCCACATTATCATTTTCCCAACGGTCGGTCAATCCAGGAAAGCCCGAACCTACTTGAACATAGCGTCCCATGTGATTTAAACTTATATACCCTTTTCTTATACCACATGTTTGCCCTTGAATGTTTTCCATATACCAGCCAGCCGCTCTACCTGTACCGTATATGCTCACTGAGTCTGAAAGTTGATATTTATATCTGTTGGCTCTATCAAGCGAGTATATTACGCCGTCTGTCCAACTGGTTGAATTAGTATCGTTAAGGTGTCCTGCAGCTGCTAATCTTACTGGCTCTGTATATCCTTCATATCCAGAAACGGATGAAGGCCCAAATACTGCTCTATCCCCATATTGAATAAACTGGGACGGACAACTATTTTCATCTCGTGTGGTATGTGTTATCCCAAATTGATGAGTATTTAATGCAGTAGTTGTAGCATCAAAATCATCGGCTGCTAATGAGTATTTAATTACTTGTCCATATTCATATTTACGATTAGTTAAGTCAATCGCAATACCCATTTGAAATTTTGAGCCATCAGCACTAGGAGTTGATTGAGTTCCTAAGCTTGGTGCTACATCATATTTAAGTCCGTTTGCCATTTAATTATCCCCTGTCCGAAACATTGCTTAAGTCAATTTCTCTATTTTCAATAGCATCGTTAACACTTGTTAATAATAGGGATTGTAGTTCAGCCCCAAATTCATTTACACTTCCTTGTCCTATAAAGACTTGTTCCCCTTGTATTACCACCGTTGGATTTATTTCAACCGATAAGTTTTGAGCTTTAATAGATCCACCAAATCTTTGTTGATTAGCTGATCCTGCCTGGTTATCACCTTCTCCTCTTATTTCAGCTTCTCTTCTTTCAAATCTATTTTGAGCATCCATGTAATCAGATTCAGCTTCTCGAGTTATCTTATTAGCATAACTGTTAATCAATGCGTTAGCTGCAACCCCTGCCGCAAGTAAACCAAGTGCTTGACCAATCTGGCCTCTTTCAGCTGCCTTCTTAGCAGCGTAAACCATAATTTGTCTTCCTACATCCCTAATCAATCCAGCAAGTGCAAGCTTTTCTTGTTTTGCTTTTTCTGCTCTGGTTACCTTCATGTTTTCAAGAGCTAATGCATCAGCTTGTTTCTGATTTAGTACTCCATTCATAACTTCTTTGTTTAGGCTCTTCTGATATTTCATATTAGCCATTAGTCGGTTACTTTCAAGATCTTGCATCTTCCCAATAAACCCACTAAAGAATTCAGCATACTTTTGAAAGTTTGCTATTTGCTGTTGAACCCTTTCAGCACTGTTATTATCTAATAAGGCTTGTTTCTCTATATCATTTAATTTTTCTAATACTTCGATTTCTTTTTCTGTAGCTCTTACTTTTTCATCAGCAGCATCTCTTCTTAATTTTTGGAGCCCTATTTCTTTAGCAAATAATGCAGGTTTTGATTCCATGTAGTCAAGTTGAGCTTGTTCTTGTTCTGCTTGTAATTTTGCAAGCGTTACATTATCTTTAGCCTTAGCTTGAGCTTCTGCTTGTTTTAATGCAAGTTTGTCTGTTGCCTCAGCTTGTTTACGAATTAGATCATCTGAGGTTTGCATAGGATTAAGGAATTCTAGTAACATAGATTTTGCCCCTTGAACAGAATTTCTATATTGCTCAGTTACATTATTTAAATCTTTTTGGAACATTAAGTTTCTATCCAATTGACTTAACAGTCCTGTATTAGCATCACCATATAACATTACCTGATTGGTTAATTCTTTATAAGTATTACCGAGTTGTCTTAGGTCTTCCCTATACATTGCAGCTCCCAACATCATCAACTCTTCATTATTTAATTGTTCTTTAGCTTTATTGATAGTTTCTTCTCTTTGTTTATTAATTTCATCTACCCTTGTTTTAGATTTATCAAGCTGATCAGTATAAGCACTATATTGAGTTCCTAGTTTACCGATACTTTCTTTTTGAGTATCAATCTGTTTATTAATTTCATTAAAATAAGCTATTTGTTCTTTACCATCTCCGGCTTGTTTATAAGTATCTATAACTAATTGGAAGTTAGCTTTTTGGATATCTAATTTTTTATTATAATCGGTTAAGATAGCATTACGTTGTGCTTCAGTTAAATTAGTATTAGCTAATGTTTCTTTTAGTTTACCTTGTAAAGCTATAAATTCTTTTAATTGACCTGTACCATATCCCCCTCCTGGAACGCTTTGTCCAACATCAACTCCCCCCATTGACCTAGTTGCATCTGCATAGCTTGCACCCAATGCTGTATTTCCAGCTGTTTCTGAACCAACCATACTATCTGCAATTGCATTGATTCCCGCTACTTCTACCCGTCTAAGGTTTTCATATTTCTTTTTAATTCTACCCAGTTCATCTAAATCAGACTCAATCATTTTCTTATCATACTGTGTTCTAATAGATTCCATTTTATTAAAGCCTTGTTTTAATAATTCAGCTCTTTGAAAGTTAACTTCTTGTTCTGCAAATAGAGAAGCTTGAGCATAATCTTTTTCAGCTTGTAATATCTCAAAGTTATTTTGGTCCACTGCTGCTAATTTAGTTTTATGGAAATCAGCTTGCTGGTCAAGGATATCTAAATGAGTTTGAAATGCAGTTAGTACATCTTCAACGCCTTGTCTTTTTTGTAGAATAGTTTTCTGAGCATTTAAGCGAACAATTCCACCAGCAATCCTAGCTTCATGTTCAGCATTTAAAGCTTCAATCTTTTTCTGATATTCTGTTAATAAAGCTTGTTCTTTCTCTAATCCCTCTATCTGTTTATCGATTTGAACTTGTAATGCAGCTTGTTCTTTTAAAGACATATCTTTATTAAACTGGGATCTAAGTGCAACTAATTTTTGTTGTTCACTTTTTACTATACTTGACTGGATTAAATAAGCACTTTGATTAGATAACTGGTCAGTAAACTTCCTTGAAGTTACCAGTGTTCTATTTATTTGACCGTCTAACCCTGCTATCTGTTGTCTTAAAGCTTCTAAGGCAGTAGTATTCCTATTAGCATTCTTTTCAGTTTGTTCTAAGGCTTCGTTCCAGCCTGTGAATTTACCAATAATCCCACTAACAATATTAAAAGCAAAAAGAATTGCTGAAAATCTCAAAGCAAATTTGAATAATGAAAAAAATGCTCTTCCTAATGTATTAACCGCTAGGGTCATTCCGCCAATAAATGCAGAGCTGCTTCCCGTGGTAACTTTTATAGCAGTTCCTAAGGCCATAAACTTAGCGCCTAAATTACTGATTAAGTTTGACATCCCAGTAAGGGAGAATGAAACTGCCTTCATATTTACATTTAAACTAGCATATTGGAGTTTAACCATTGTTAATGTACCATTAAGATTTTTATAAGCAGCATCTTGGAATAAAACTTGTCTTGTATTGATTTTATATATTGCATTACCTGCCATCAATTGCTCATTTGCCGCAGCTTGAGTCATTGTCACTCTACCCGTTATAGCTGAAAACGCTTTCATTACAACTATATATTTTAGAAGTGATCCTGCTGCACTAACTCCGCCAATGCTAAAATTAACTATACTTAATACTAAACCCGAAATAGCTTTACCAGCATTTCCTGCAACCAAAGCAACACTAGAGAAAAAGTCTTCAATCTTGTAACCTATTTCAAGCATAGCAACCATTCGAGTATCACTGTCTTGGATACCTTTAGCAAAAGTTTCAATAGCCTTTGAACTGTCAGCAAATGCTTTAACAAATCCAGAAGCTAGAGGTTGAACTAATTTACCCATTTCTGCAGCAGCTAATTGAGAATTTACTCCTAATACTGTTAATGATCCAGCCATTGTATTAATAACTGCATCAGCATTACCCGCAAATACTGCACCTTCTTTTAATATCCCGTTGAATATAGCTTGACGTTTTTGAGCTTCATCTAATTTACCTGCTGATGTACCAATACTAGCTGCATATTCTTTATACATAATTGATAAGTTTTTAGTAATACCAGCATTATCAACCATGATTGAGTTTTGATTTTTAATACCTTGTGTAGCCCCTACAACCGCTTGCCCCAGAGCCAGTGTTCCCTGTCTATTAAATGAAGCAGCATCAGTTAATGTGTTCATTAATTTAATAGCTTCTGGTAAACCAAATCCTGATGATAATAAATTTTTCAAACCAGCTGCAGCATCTTGGATACTTAATAATCCTTGCTTGTTAAGATCTAAAGCAGCCTGTTTAGCACCTTCGAAGCTAGCTCCTGTATTAATAGCAACTGCTCCTAAGCCTTTTAAAGATGCTTCTAATTCATTAGCAGCAGCAAAAGAAGAATTAAATGCAGATCTTAATGCAGCAGTAGCAAATGTTAAAAGTAGGAGTTGATTTCTTAAAGCTCCAGCAGATCTTCTCATTCTAGCAAATGCTCCACCACCCGTAGTATCTAATCGTTGCCTTAATTGGTTGTTTGCAAATTCGTTCTTCTTAACTTCAATTGTATTCTTTTTAATATCGATAGTATTCTTTTTAACAGCGCTACTGGATCTATTGGTTGCACGGTCTTTTTGTTTTGTTACTCCTATAAAATTCTTTGCCTTAGCTGCGGCTTGACCTTCAGCTTGTGCCAATAACTTAGTATTCTTTAATACTTCCTTCTTTGTAAAATTCAATTTAACTAGTCCAGGAACTATTTCATTTACTGATTTACCATAACTTTTAGCAGCAGACATAGCTTTTGCTGTTGCTGATCTTAATTTATCAATAGTTGCTGCATTTTGTTTAGAAGGATCTTTCCGCAACTCTTTATTTAATTTTTGTTTAGCTTGACTATATTTATTGGTTTCTGCCATTAACCCTTTTATATTCCCCGCAAATCTCTTATACTCTCCACGGCCTTCTCTTGTAGTCAGTTCAGCTTTTTCCATAGCTTTATCTAGATGGTCAAAGATAGCACCTAATTTTTTAGCAGCACTCCCTAATTTAGATAGCTCTGGGCCACCTTTGGAAGTGATGTTAATTAACATCTCTAATCTATTACTTTGTCTACTTGCCATATTTTTCTAACATCTTATTTGCAAAATCTACTACATTGTCATTAATGAAATCTTCAACTTCAAAATCTATTGCTAAGAAATTCCTAATAGGTACTTCAACTCTTCTTCGAGCTTGAGGATAACTAGATATTTTAGCAAAGTTTGCCCCATACTCCGAAGCATTAGTTTTACCATTAGGGTAATTCATGGCATCAAAGTCTGTAAAGAATTTACTTTTTTGTTTTCCGCCATAAGCATATTTCTTTTCCCAGCCTTCAATAATCCATTCACCACCATATAGATGATCTTCAGCATACGGTACTCCTGTTGTACCAATTCTTAGTGTACTAACTTCCCTTTGTCCACCTGATTTACTTTTTGTAGGGCTTTTTAATCTTCTAATACTACGTTGTAACCTACCTGAATCTTTTAGAGTAGGTCCACCAGGATTAACCCTGGCTAATTTTGTATGTACTGAACGTTTAGCACCAGGTGCATCTTCATTATAAGGAATTTCATTTAATACATCAGTATCAAATCTAGCTTTTACTGTGCTAACTAAAGGATCAGCTATCTTATTAAAGAGCGGGGTTAGTTCCCCCATTTCTTTTTTAAGTTTATCAAGCGTTTCTGCTACTTTACCGAAAGCTTCAAAAGCTTCTTCATAATTTCTTCCGCCGTATGTAAACTTTATTGCCATTAGCCTTGCCTTGGAGGTAGATCCTCGTTCATTGTTAAATTCTTAGCCCCAGGCATATCACTAGTTGCCTGTGCTTTCTTATTCTTTCTTTCCATTTGTTCATAACGAATTCGTTCATATTGATTTCGTTCTGATCTAATAGTTGTAAATATATCTAATAATTGTCTAGGCTGATCCCATAAGCCGCCATCAAAAGGCAATTGATGGTATTCTCTGGCTGATTGTTCAGTCTCTAATAAGAACATATAATAACTATCCATTATAGATTGAGGACATGTCTCAGTAAAATACATTCTTAATGCCTCAAAAGGAGGCATGCTTGGGAAATTGTCTTCCACCTTATCTAATTCTTCAAACAGGTTTTCTAGCGTTAACTGCTTTTTTTCGTACCTAACCGGAGTTTGGTTCAACGCCTGATCATCAAATACTGGTACATTAAACATATAACTTTCCTGTCCAGGCCATTTATCTAGGAAGCATGCCCTACCTTTGTAGGTTTTACTTGCTATGCAAGTTTCGCAATCGTAACTTCTTAGTCTTTGTCTTTTTTCACTTCGCCAGAGGCTGAAGTAGGTGATAAGTTGGAGCTTTTTTTTTCGCCCTGTTTTAAGACTGCTAAGTTATTCGATGCTTCCATGATCTCAACTAATAAATCAGCTGAAATATCCATAGCCACTTTCTTTAATAACTCTGGTTGTTCCACTACTGTGTGCAACCCTTGTTTTTCTAAATCTGGAAATTGGTCTGAGAAATAAAAATTCTCAATTTTCATAACTACATCTAGGAACTCTTGTAAATCAGCGTTATCTAGTTTAGTTACATTTAATTCCCTATAGCCTTTACGGCCATCTTTACCTGCAGCAGCATATCTAGCCATAGTAACGTTGGCTTGGTGCCCCGTCTTTGGTTTAATCCATACTACTGTTTGATTTTCTTTAACTGTTCTTTCTTCCTCAGGAATATAAGCAACAGCTTTCTTTGAAACACCTTTAATTGCCATGTTTCATCTCCTTTTTTTTAGCTTCGTCCTTAGTAGGATCTTGCTTTGTTATCGTTTTTAAGACGTCCCCCGATACCTTAAAAAGGTATCGGAGTGACTGTCATTTTTCTAAATAGAATTATACAATTCTATCTAATAGTGTATTATCTACTGCAAAGTAAGCGTCCATTGCGGAAGGAGCCCATAGGGTCTTAACGCCTTGGAATGTAACATCGATCATCATTTCGTTGTCACCTGATACTTCGTAGTCAGTTGCTCTAGCACAAACAACAAAAGAAGCATAGTTCTTTACATCGTTTGCAGCAGAATCATTTTTCTGTCTATCTATTGCAGTTCCTGTTTCAGGTTGTAATCTATAGTCAGCGGCAACATTAGCTGCTGCTCCTGATTGACCCCAATACCATGCAATCATAAATTCTTGACCTGCAAGGAATCTGTCAATGAAATAGTTATTACCTACATTGTCTGTACCAAATGGCATAGAGAATGTACCTTCAACATTTAATCTACCAACAATAGCGTTTGATGCTACGTCATCGTTGTAATAATTGAATTGACAATTATTAGTGTAGGTTAAACTTACAGAAGGTGAGTTAATGGTTCTCCAAGATGCTGGTGTTACTTTAACACCTGCTGTAGCAGTTTCAGCAGCAAAAGTTGTATTTTCACCGTCATTTATTTCAGTTAAAGTTAATGTATCTGCATCAGTTACATCCGCTCTGTATAGTCCATCGTTTCCGGCTTCTGAGCCTTCTACTATTACCATACCTGCACCGCCTACTGTAGCATCTACAAATCCGTTACCGGATGTAAAGATAGATCCACCTGTATCGGCATCTCCAATAGTTCCACCTGCATAAGGTGAAGATACTGTTGCTCCAAAGGTTGCAGAAATAGTTTGAGTGTTATCATAATCAATATCTAAGATAGCGAATGTTGAATCTTGGAATTTCAAAGGAACAATGTTCGCAAATGAATTTTCTGGATTTGTTCTAGTACTACCTGATAATTGACCTGATCTATCTTCTTGTGCCCATTTAGCACCATAGATAGTTGGTTCAATAGTTAATACCCCACCAGTTTCGGCTGAAACAACCATTGTGTGACAGATACCGCCTCTAACAACTAAGTCAATGGTATCACTACCAGAACTTGGTTGCATGTGACGAGTAAACTGTGCAAAATATGTTGTATCTGCTAGAGTATAAGGTGATGCCTTATATATATTCATCCCTGCAGTTGCCATATCTGAGTGTGATAGTTGTGTAAATCCTGTTTGAAACATTAATTGAAAAAACAGTGAAGTGTTGTAAGCATCCCCGTTCTGAGGAAGATTAAATTGAACAGCTTCGCCTGTTTGAACAATATTATATTCGGATTTACGTCTTGTAGCCAATCCAGTAGCTTGCTCTGTTTCGAGCGTACCACTAGGGGCTTTAAAGTTTGGGTGATCATTTAACGGCATAGAAAAGTATCCTGGGTTATTATTAGTTCCCAAGCCCTGGATACCGATTTGACTATTTGTTGAAGCATTATAGTCAACTGTACCCTCAGCAATATGCTGGGCTAGTGTTCTTGAACCCATAGAAGTCTTATCTACTAATACCGTGTATAGATCTTGCCATACTGTACGTGTAGCCATATTATTCTCCTAAGCTAATTTTGAATATCATTGGTCTTCGCTGGATCCTTATGATAATTCGATTTTGTTTTTCTTTTTATTTTTTGGCTTTGGCTGTTCATCAACCTTACCTTCTTCAAATTTTTCTTCTTTTACTACTGGTTCTTCAATAGCAGGTCCTTTTGCTGGTTCTTCAATAATTTCAAAACCGGCTACAAGATAAGATAAAGTTTCATCAGAAACATTACCTTCCCCTTTTCCCTTTACTAAAAGCATAACTTCTTCTCTACAGTCTGAAGGAATGCTTGTTGCCATTTGAATACCTTTATTTTTAATATAAGCCATTTTTATCTCCTTTTTTAGCCTGTTGGTAATCCTTCATAGCTAGAGGTATTAAATAAAACTTGAGTTCCAAATAATAAATCTCCTCTTGCAGTTAATTGTCCGTAACTTGTACCTACGTATTCTACATCATAACATGCTCCATCTATATCAGGATAAGCCATAATAATTTGTCTACATTTATCAGCTAAATCAATATTACGGTCTAATGATTTAGATCTTGCTTTTACTTTTGTAAGGACGTTTATACTAACTGTCCTATCAACACTATCTTGACCCGCAAACTTATGGTCTCTTCTTTCTTCTTCAATAGCAACAAACACAACCGGGTACACAGGCTGTGGTGGTAAAGTAAAACTTTTTAAACTTCTAACACTACTTAAAATAGCAGAAGTTAATTTTGCCGTTTTTAAAAATCCAGTAATTTTATCAACTAATGTTTTAGTATCAGTTTCTGAAACTGTTAAACTTCTAATAGTACTTGGAGCATCATCATCATTAATTACTGCATCGTAACTGTGAGCCTCTACTTCTATTGCCCCTACTTGTAAAAATCCATTTTTAAAAGCAGTAGTCTGGCCACCTGTTTCTACATCAACGATTTCTAAATCAGCTACTGTAGTAATAGATAAAGTTTCTCTAGCGGGGATTTGATAGTCTGTAGCATTCACTTTAAAGATATCTTTTAATTGTTCAACAATACCCAAGTTTTGTCTTAGGGCTGATTTACTATCTCTCTTTTGAGTTAATACTTCAATACGAATTCTTCTTACATTATAAAGCTTACTTCCGCGGTAGCCTTGTGGGTTTTCAGCAATCGGTATAACTGTAATAATAGGGAACATTGAGGGATTAGGTACAGGTTCAGTAGCTACCTTCCTAATACTAGGTAGTTTACCCGTTGATTTGACCTCATCTTTGATATGCTGTGCTATATCTGCGATAAGCTCTTTCGTCGTTGTTGACTGAAAAGTCGCCATTGTTATTTCCTATGTTACAGTATTTTCAAATAATACTTAATAGCCAGTACGAGGATTGTAATCCTTGTCGGCATAATTTGTGGCATCTGTGCCATATTCATCGATTTCATAATCGAGCTGTATGGGATTAATATCCCTTGTGCTAAGACCTTTTTCAAGAAAGGCTTCTCCGCGTTGTAGAGCTCTCATCTGTCTAAGATATTGCTCCATATATTTTTCTGCTGAAGCGGAAGCATCTGGTACTTCCTCAGTATAAATTGTATTTAGCACTTGGTTTGCAGCCAGCAAAGTACTTAGTTGAACCAAGGCTGATTCATGAGTGTAAACTTTAATATAGTGTACATCCCCATTAAAAAATGTTCCATTCCATAATGCGGAAGGAATTGTTAAAAATGTATCAGTAGTAGTAAAATTAGAGCCCGTGGAACCTGACCCGTTTGCTCCGGTCAAGTCGCTGCTTACTGAAAAAGCAGTACCACTTGAAAACGTAATAGTATAAACTTGAGTAGCAGTTAATGAAGCTGATACAGTTAAAGTTGAACTACCCGCTGGGTTTTGTAATAATAAATTACCCGATTGAGTATTACCAAATCTTGGAATTGGTGATGTTGCATAAGGAGTAGAAGTAGTTAAACTGCCTCCATAGTAAGGCTTTAACTCCATTCTTAACCTAGCATCAGTTCTTGTAATCAAACTTCTTAATTCAATCTCAGACAAAACATTAAATGAACTCTCTTCGGCATCATATAATTGAGGTATTAAATCAACTATATCTAAAAAATTTGCTATGTTGTCGTTAGTAACTGCCATAAGTACACCTGTGATGTCTCTATAATTTAAATAATTATTCTGTATCTCCTCTATAGTTTTCTAGGATTAATTACAGATATAAATAAACACTGAGAAACCAATCATATAAAACAATCGGTTTCTCTTAAAAGTTATTTCTTTTTGTCTTTTTTCGCTGGAGCAGATTTTTTAGCTTTTTTAACAACTTCAACCTTTTTACCATTATTGTAAAGGCCCCTACGATCTGACTTCAATTCGAATATTCTTTTAGTTTTCATAGTAAGTTTTCTCCTCCTCTGAAATAGGGACCGGAATATCAGGCCCCTATTCAAGAGTTATGTTCTAGATCAGTCTTATTAAGCAGTACACTTAACAATGTATCTCCAATCAGTGTGGCCAATGCCAGCATGATAAGAGAAACGGAATCTTGAAACAATCTGATTAGTGAACGCTAGTTCGCTGTTAGCACCTTGTGATTCAGTAGCTGGAGCATAAACGTTTAACCATTTAAGCTGTTTGCTAAAATCACCCATGTACCAGTCAGAAGCACTTGACAAGAATACAGATGAAGCAATGTTCAATCCGCCTTGTGCAAGGTCATTAACTGGGTTATAGGTTGGTGACACAACGTCTTGTTGTCCACCACCAAGCATTTGGCTATTCATGATTTGGAAAGCTTTTGCTTTCAATGCTGAAGGAACAAGTAGAGTATTAGGAACAATATCTACTTTGTTTCCAGCTTCATCAACCATAGCGGCGAATGCTTGATAGACGTTATCAAGATCTGTGAAGTCTGCAAGTGCATTAGAAGCAATCAAGTTATCATTAACTTGTCCGTCTAATGCAGAGTGATCGTTTGAATACATCGCAGCAGCGTTTTGTGCTGAGCCTTTGTAGATAGCAGCTGAAGAAGCTGTTTCTTCAAATGCTGTTCTAGCAGCAACTTCAACAGATTCGATGATCATCTTTTGTTTATGATGACCAGCGGCTCTACCGATGTCTCTAGCTCTGGCAAGTACTTCGCCTGTACGATCTTCGAAGATTACTTCTCTTGTTAGAGAAATCATTCTACCAAAATCTGCCATCTTGATAGTCCAGTTTTTCTCTCCCATTGAAGTTTCTTCGTATGCCATCCCCTGTCTTCTTAACAACGGAGTAGTGTCTCCAGCTGTAAAACCAACAACTAATTCCTCATCAGTTCTTGAAGCTTGTGCTTCAGTGATAAGGTTTTGTGCTGATCCAACTGCTAGTTCATACTCGTTGATAATATCTGAGTGGATGATTTTTTGTGCAACGTTTGGAAACGCTGATGAATTTAAAGCTTCAGAAACTCTTGCTGCTGATTCTGAAATCGGGCAATCAACTAATTCTTCATAAACTTGTCTTAAAGAAATATCTTTAGTATTTAGTTTACCTTCAGTAATTAAATCGCCGATCTGATCAGCTGCAGCGTTAGCACCTTCATAAAGGTTACCGCCGTGTTCTTCAACTTTAGCTTCAACAAGGTTTTTAATTAATCCGTTTTTCATGATTTATTTTCTCCTGTTATTTTATTAAGCTGCAACGCCAAATAGTTTCTGTAAACTTACTACATCGACCAAGACCTTCAAAGAGGTTGCAGAAGTTTTGTATTCTAATGAATGCGCAATTGTGTTTGCATCCGGTGAAGCTGTTTCTAGAGTGCCGTTTGAAGCATTCATAGAAAGACTTTGACCAGGTATGTATGTAGCAGATTCGGTTGGTACCTCAACAATAGTTTTAAGGTAAACCATAATCTGATCTGGTCCGTCTGCGTCTTCGGAAAGAGTTCCACAAACACCAATGAAAGTCGCATCATCAGTAGCAGCGCTCATTTTCTCTACGCCTGAGGTGTCAAAGTTTAAAAAGTCACCAATTTGTAGGTCATCAGCCGCTGTTTTCTTTGCAAGAACAAGTCTTCCAAAGATAGGATCGCCATATTGTAATATAGCACTAGCTTTTAAGTCAGCCATGTTAATCTCCTTTTACGATTTTGATTTTCATTAATTATTCCAGAATCTACCCTAATTATCTAATTGGGGTATATGATTTCATGGACTTGACCAGATCATCTAAGTTAACTTCAGGAGAAGCTGGTGCTTCTTCTTCTTTAACATCATCTGCTTCTGGTTGTACTTCTTCGTTTTCACCTTCTTCAAGTCTTGCCCCATTTTCTGTGACATCACCTGAAACTGATTCAACAAGTTGCTTACGATCTGCGATACGTTTTGCAACTTCGTCTTCGCTGTCAACCTTCATAAGATCTTCAACAAAGACTTCTGAAACGTATGATTTTTCCAAACCGCTATCCTCGATAGCCTTTTGGACTTCTCTACGTTTGCTAGCCACTTGCTCCTTAAGTTCGAATTCATCGACCTTAGCGCGGAGTTCGTCAGCTTCTTTTGAAGCCTCTTCTAGCTTAGCTTCCAACTTACTAACTTTTGCTTCTTCTTCGGCAACTTTAGCTGCTTGTTCTTCTGCATTAGCTTTTTGTTGTTCCATTTCTTTTTGAGCTTCTAAACGAATTTCTTCAAAAAGGTTTGGATACTGAGCTGAAAAGGATTCTTTTGTAAACTCAACAGTTTTGCTGTTATCGCTCATTTCAGAGTCCTCCGTAGTTAAATCTGAAGATTTCTCCTCAGATTGGTTAGTAACGAGTTTAGCGACTCCGGAACCCCAATTTTCCAGAATTTGGTCTAGTTCTTGATAAGCTTTTTGAATTTCTTCACTAGCTTGTATTTCAACAACTCCACCGCCTGCTGATGGGTAAGTAACGAAGTCTACGGAATTAAGGAAAACAATTTCCTCAACTACGTATTTCTGGCGTCTTTCTGT